CTACTCTGTCGTACCATTTGGCTAAATTAGCCTTCGACCTATTCCAATCACCGCTATGAGGGTTTCTAAGCCTCTGCCTTGCTCTAACCATTTGTTTTCCAGTAGCGACTTGTTTGTATTTCTCTGCCCACTTGTAAAATGCAGCCATTACAGGAACACATGCGTGGCCCGCAAGCCCGCACTCTCCTATGGCTCCAATGTGAGCATACATTCCAAATCTACCTGGCATACAGTCAGTTAGCCTAGTGTCTTTAGTCAAAGCTACCATAGGCTCTCGTGTGAAATGCCAAAAACTGTCAGTTTCAATAAATCGTCCCTGACAAAACACAAGATCCTCCAACACATATGCTGGTCTCTCAACAGTCATCTTAAAACCCATATCCTTAAACCAAGAATGAATGGTGTCGTAGATTGTGTTAAGGTGGTTAGCGTCAACTATCACAAAGGTGTCGTCCCCGTTATTCCCACACGCATAGATTTTTATGCCTATATCTTCCATGTATGCTTTTGTAAGAGCACACATTAATAGACAATTACCCATGGATGTGTTCATGTCACCGGACATCCGAGAACCTTTAACACGAGCATCAACAATCGTAGTTCCGTCATCACTTATGTAAGTACAGCTGTTCACTAATTGCTCCGATAGTAAATCGTTGAACAAAAGGGTGCTTCTTCTTGGGATATAAATATTCATAAATCCCATGCTCCCACTTTAGTGCAGCGTGTGACACATGTTGATCAAACCTGCTCGCATCAAAGGACACAGCAACAGCGTTGGAAATTCGCTCCCATTTCTGGTGAACAATACTTCCTGTCTGTACCGAGTCGTAACCTTTCAACACTGTAGGTTCCCCAGGTGACGCTCCATTTTCCTCAAAGCATCTATCCATTTCCTTAAGGATACCTATCTGTTGTTCAGCCTTCTTCAAATACCTACCAGTGAACCAAGCATAAATGGGGTCACGCGGCGATACTAGTCTTGGGACCGTACCACCTTCCCCTTTAGAGTGGATTCCGAGTTTCTCTCTCTTTATGAATCCACGTCTTACTTTGGCTTTCCTGCGCATCTGGGCCTTGGTAAGGCCTTGGGCCCGCTTGGCGGCGAGCTCGTACCTCTTCCTCTTCATCGGCTCATGTTTGTAGGTAGCACAGAATTCCTCGCTGGTAAAAGGGCGATGGAATCGGTGCATCCTACGTAAGAGCTTTTCACGAACAGCTGCCAACTTTCCATTGAAGTAATCTTCACTCAATGGTTGCCATGGCTCATGGAAAGATCCTTCCGTTTTCACGAAAAATAACCTTTCCATAACTGCTCTTTCCGTAGCAACAGGCGTACCTGTCACCACTTGGAAGTCTTTACCAGGTGCGGTGAACATTC